ATACGATCAATGGAGACTAACAAACCCTGACTGGGATAAAGACTGGTCAGCTGGTGTTGCTGGTGTTGGTGAGGTCGGTGACTGGAAGAATAAGATGAGTAAGACTCATCCAGGATGGAACGAGATTATGAATCGTGCATCAAAACGTCGTGGTTCAACTATTGAGTGGTAACTATGCCTAGATCTAGAAAGCGCAATCAACCTGACATCAATGGTATGTCAAACAAACAGATGAAGAGGAAGAAACCTATTGACTCTTCTTATCTGTTACCTGTAGAACCTCTAACAGATAATCAAAAGATTATGTTTGAGGAGTATGGAAGGGGTCAAAACATCTATGCTTATGGGTGTGCTGGTACAGGTAAAACATTTGTTGCTTTGTATCTAGCTCTTCGTGATGTTCTTTCAGAACACACACCATATGATAAGGTATACATTGTACGTTCTCTAGTTGCTACGAGGGAAATTGGTTTCCTTCCTGGTACACATGAGGACAAAGCATCTCTTTATCAGATTCCATACAAGAACATGGTTAAGTACATGTTCGAGATGCCTGATGACAATAGTTTTGAAATGTTGTATGAGAACTTGAAGGCACAGGAAACTGTATCATTCTGGTCCACATCATTCCTACGTGGTACTACACTAGATAATTCTATTGTTCTTATCGATGAGTGTCAGAACTTAAACTTCCACGAACTTGATTCAATCATGACACGTTGTGGTCAAGATACAAAGATCATGTTCTGTGGTGATGCTCGTCAGTCTGACTTGCAGAAGAGTAATGAACGTACAGGCATCGTTGACTTCCAAAGAATCCTAGAAGACATGAAAGAGTTCTCTTTAGTTGAATACAACATTGAGGACATCGTTCGATCTGGTCTAGTCAAATCATATCTAATTAGTAAAATTAACTTGGGTCTTTAATGCATATTTTTAATCATGTAGATGGCATCCTGCCAATTGAAATGAAAGCAGAGATGATTGATGGAAAGAGATACTATGTCACTCCTACAGGTGGTAAGTATCCTTCCATCACCACCGTGATTAGTAACAATGCAAAGAAGCAAGCTGGTCTTGCTAAATGGAGAGCACGAGTAGGTAAAGAAAAAGCGCAAGCAAAAACTACTCGTGGATGCAACCGTGGTACTAGGTATCACAAGCTTGTTGAAGATTATATCAACAACGAGTTGGATACAAAAAAGTACAAGGACATGCCACTACCGTGGACAATGTTCCACTCTTCTCGTGAAGTGCTCGATCGTATAAATAGGGTATACCTACAAGAGGCAGCTTTATACTCTGATTATTTACAAATTGCAGGACGAGTGGACTGCATAGCAGAGTATGAAGGGGAACTGTCTATCATTGATTTTAAGACAGCAGAAGCCCCCAAGAAAGAACTATATCTTTACGACTATTTCGTACAAGAATGTGGCTATGCATGCATGCTGCAAGAAGTGTACGGTGTAACAGTAAAGAAGTTAGTTACTATTGTTGCTTGTGAAAATGGTGACACTCAAGTCAAAGTTGTCCCACCTAAAAAAGAATACTTTGTTAGGTTGCAAGAGTACATCCGAGAATACCAAAACAAATATGCTAGACAAACTAGAGGATAAATTTATGACAGCTGCGAAATTTTCGCAGGAAGTTGAGAAGATTGCCTTTGACAATGCAATGAACTACATTGATGCAATCGTTTTTTACTGCGAAACAAATGAGATCGAGATCGAATCGGTCCCCAAATTGATTAGCAAACCACTTAAGGAAAAACTTAAGTATGATGCACAGAAACTAAACTACATTAAGAAAACTAGTAGAGCTAAACTATTGTTGGTATGAGTGATTTCTTTCAGTCAGAAATGGTCCGAGGTGACCTGCAAGAACTTGCCAAGATGCAAGAGTATTGTATGAAGGCGGCACATGCTTTCCCAGCATTGGCACCCGTAAAGAAACTAGAGTATTTCGATATCTTACAAGAGATGATCGAGAAACAAAAAGTCTTTTATACTAGACTGAAGTTGTCCGATGATCCAGAGGCAACTGAAATGGCAGACAGCATTAAACAAGCTGCTGTCATGTTCGGTGCATCCGACAGTGAGGACGCTAATGTTGTGTTCGATGAACTGATTGGAAAGATCGATGAGATGCGTCAGCATCTCAAGGCAGAAGGGTATTGACCCCGCCTTCTGCCTGTGTTATAATGTCAGAGTGACGGGGGTCACACAAGCCAAATCCTAACACCCAAACATCCATGTCTAATTTCGCAGAACTAAAGCGCAAGTCCCAGACCAATTTTGATTTCCTGCAGAAGGAACTTCAGAAGTCCACCAATGCAAACAGCAGTGGCGACGAGAGACTCTGGAAGCCAGCACTTGACGCTACTGGTAATGGTTACGCAGTCGTTCGTTTCCTACCAGCACCAGAGGGCGAGTCCCTTCCCTGGGCAAAGCTCTACAACCACGCCTTCCAAGGTCCTGGTGGTTGGTTGATTGACAACTGTCCCACCACCAAAGGTGATCAGTGTCCTGTCTGTGCCGCCAATAACAAACTTTGGAACAGTGGAGTAGAAAGCGATAAAGAGATCGCACGTAATCGCAAACGTAAACTCTCTTACTACAGCAACATCTATGTCGTCAAGGATTCTGCTAATCCTGACAACGAAGGCAAAGTATTTCTGTACAAGTATGGCAAGAAGATCCACGATAAGGTTCTTGCTGCAATGCAACCCGAGTTTGATGATGAAACCCCTGTCAATCCTTTTGATCTGTGGGAAGGTGCTAACTTCAAGCTGAAGATCCGTACCATTGGTGGTTACTGGAACTATGATGCTTCCGAGTTTGCATCACCTACAGCGTTGAGTACAAACGATGACGAGATGGAAGCATTGTGGAAGCAAGCACACAGTCTAGAAGCATTCACTACCAACGATCAATTCAAATCATATGATGAGATTGAGACTCGTATGAATGCTGTGCTTGGTGTCTCACGTCCTGTCCAACAGGCACAGTACGAAGAGGAAGCAGATCCTATCCCCACCAGTGGTGGGTTCAATGATCCCTCTATCATGGCAGCACCAGCACCTAGCGTCCCTGCTACTGATAGTGCAGACGATGATGCACTATCATACTTCCAACGTCTGGCAGAGGAGTGATGGGAGAAGCAGTACATGCTTGGAACTCCATGTCCTACGGGGAGGGGTTCCTCTTCTCCGTATGGGTCATCGGAATGTATTACATTAAACTTCGTATGGACAAGTTCATACGATGAATAAATTTCGGGGGGTCACACCCCCGTTTTTTTAAGCCTTGAATTAATAAAGTCTGTGGACTTTGTACTGTATAGATTCTTCTTTTTAAACTCTTTGATGAATCCAGATATAAAACCACCATTCAATATGTAGATCTCTCTTTTCTTTTCGTTCATTGCTAACTCATGGTCAATAGCAGTGACCCCTTTGGATACACTAGAACCAAGAACAGTGACGTTATTTGTGCCATCATAGTAAGTGAATGGACTATCGTAGAACTTCTTCGATACCTTTAGTCCACCTTCCAATGCTATCACAGGAAGTCTTTTACTGGATAGATCACCAACCAGGTTGGAACCAGTCTTCACCTCTTCTGTTTCATAGTATAAAATCTCCGAGTAAGGATCATTATACTTCTGTTCGGCAAACTTTCTCACTGTATTGTCTGACATGGGCCAGTCAGTCAATGGGTTGATAATATTATTTGTGATGACAATGATCCAATCGTAAGAGGATCTGCCGTAGAATTTTTTAGCAACATTATCAATACGTTCTCCATCTAGGACTGCATACTTGGTGTAGTACAATGCATAGTCAAACACATCAGGATTGAGTTTAAATCTCCTGAAGAAATTCTTTGCAGTAATAAAATCCGATTGAGTGAAAGGATACTGTACTGGTTTGACATCATACTTGACATCAGGAATGTAATTGAACATTGGCATCAGTAAGAAGCTCCACCGCTTGTAAGTTCTTGTGCGTAGATAATCTTGGTCTCTTTAAATGTGATTGCTAACTCTGTAGCAACTGGCGCACCATCAAATGTAGACGCCCATGCACCATCAGGAGTAAAGTTAATATCTACTTGAGTGATAGCACATGGTTTGTATTGTGGTACATATTCATTCAATACACCACCAGTCATGAATGATACTTGACAAATTTTAGGTACAGTAATGAATCCACCTGCATCTAGTTTGCCACCCATAGTTTGACCACCATAACTAGCAAGCATTGCTTTCTTAAATTGATAGCAGAGTTCTCTAATGGATTGAGATTCTCCTTGATTTCTTGCTTGCATTCTGAATCTTAATTGAAACCCTCTTAACTCTGGGGATTCATACATCATCTCTACGTTTGGGTTGATGATGGTGCCACTAACACCACTCATCAATTGTGATAAACTTACACTACTTCCAAGACCTTTGTTCAATGCATCAACTGTAGCTTTATATTGGAGATTTTTTCCTCCAGAGATCATAGCGTCGATTGTATTATCAAATGAAGATGCATTTGGTATACCACCATTAGCCATTGTCCTAGCAAGTTGCTGGAATGCAGCACCAAAAGAAGCCCCACCCCAGTTTGCACCGTACTGTCCCTGAATATCTTGGGGCATGTACATGAAGATTGGTTTAAAATCTTT